CATATTAACGGCATTGGCTTTCTCACCATCCGTCTTAATGTTGCAAAATTCATTAGCTTTCATAATACCATTCCTCAAATTCATTATAGAGTTTTGTTTCTAGTCGATATGCCTCTTTCTCCCAAGGCATATCTTCATAACACATATCGTCTGACAATAATTTAGACTTCCATTGAACTTTCTTATTCTCATAATCACACAGTTCACCTTTTACAAATTGTTTAAGGTGTACCATCTCATGAGCAAGCCATTTAAGGATTTCTTCTAACCCAAACTTCATAGAAGCATCAAGTTCTATTTCAAACTCTCTGGGTTTATTAACTTCGCCAGTAATATAACAAAAGGCATATCCTCCAGAATTCTTTTTAAGGTCTTTAGTCAATTTCACATCTAACCAAATATGTCGGGCTTGTCGGCCGCCAAGAAGTTTCAAACCATAAAACCATGCAGCCATGAATATATCATCTACTAGACCTTTATTTTGACTTCGGTATCCGTAAATGTTAGTTTTCATTCTTCTATCTCAGCAAAGACAAAATGAATGTAAGGGAATGGACCTAATCGGTTCTCGTGGATTATTCGGGACTGCTCTTTGTTTAGCCCTTCTACATAAGCCCTGACTTCTTCCAGCTCATCAGCCCCAAAGGATTTCATCACCTTATGGGTCGTGGGATTCTTTACTTCATAACCAACAACGGTAGGCATAATAATCATATTTTTCTCCTAATTAATCTAATAACTATGCTATATGGTAACATATATGTGAAATCTAGTCAATAGGGCTAAGTCGTTGATTCCAAAGGCTTTTTTGTAAGTCATTGATTCCAAAGGCTTTTTATTTCACTTATTTTTCCCCACTAACACTACCATGGTAACATATATAGAGCCCTTGGTCAAGAGATTATCACCTATTAGAATATTAGAGAATACTTATGTAGAGCTCAGGGTGAAAAATCATCGGGGATAAAATCTTACCCTGTTTTTTCCTGGAACCATTTAAGCTGGCTGGAAGTTTTGATCCCAACCATAAGCCTCGCGAACTGTATTAGCATTGAGGCCTTTGAACCGCTTATTGATTTCCTTATCCTTGGCCCATATCAATATCCGAGCCTCATCTTTATGTAGCCCTTCAAGCAACTGAATAAACATCTGCTCTCGTTGCAGCTGTTTTATTTGTGGGTTACCAATAACTGCTGGTAAATCCAAGTACTCCCGGTTCAACTTAACAAAATTGTGGCACTTAAAAATCTCTCTAGCTAACTGGGTGTGTTCTGTTCCCTCAGGTGCCTCATTCTGTATGTAAGGCACATCACCTTCAGGTATTAACCATTCTATATTACTATCTAAAGCACTTTTCAGGAACATTTCTAAACCTTCAGTGCGATGCTTTTTTAGCACTTTAATTTTTGCGGGTTTGTCCTTGGCATTATTCACCTTAGTACAAATCTCGTGGTATGACGGGGTATATGTTTCTACTACCATTTTAATAATCTCCAATATTACTCATTAAGTCAGTCAACTTATGTTTTACAAAATAATTTAACAGTTGGCTTCTATCACCAACTTTTACGTTTCTATATTCATCCAGAACATCCTTTCTTATTTGCTGAGGTATTCTGGAAAAATCAATAAGAGTTTCATTTCTCTGCCAGTTACGAATCCAGGTATCTTTAGGACATTTGGCAATTTGGAAAAGATCCTGATACTCAAACCTATTCAACTCTTCCTTCAATTCTCTAATCATGGCCTTTCTTATTGGTTTTTGTCTCCCAGCAGAAATGAACGTATCATCATGGGAAAGTATATTAGGAATACCATCACTTCGGTCCCCTTTAATAATATGCTCTCTCAAATAATTTACAGGGTCATCATTCTTCAACATTCTTTTTGCCATAGGGCTGTATTGTTTCACATGGTGTCCATGAAGTTGTATGAAATCTTTATCACTACTCACAATAACATTCATCGGCACACCTCTTTCTATGACACCAAACTTATCTTCATCTGCATCAAAAGGTCGATGTACCAATACAGCAATAATGTCATCCGCCTCAGCACCATCTACATCAATAACTTTATACGGCAAACTTTCTTTCAACTCATCCCGCAAGCCATTCAACAACTCAAAAATTTGTAGCCAATCATAGCCTGTAACCTCTCGGTCCTTCTTACGATTAGCTTTGTAGTTGGGGAAATAATCTCGGCGCCAATAGTGTTTATTGTCACAACAAATAACCATCTCACCAAACTCCTCTTTGAATTTGGTTCGATAAAATCTAAGGTTATTTAAAACTATATGCCGAAATAAATCACCAGTCAATTGGTTGCCCTTATTCAAAGCAACCATCAGAGAGCCGATGGCTATCTGGTTCCAATCAATCAAAATCATAATAAAATACCGTGTTAATCTAGAAGCAACCTTTTCCACTAGTTAAGCCTCTGAAAGGGCTACCAGTATCCGGTATCACACAATCTCTATGTTTTTTGGAAGACATTGTTTGGGGTTTTATTTCCTGGGGCCCTGACGATGGTGCATCAGGAAGATGACCAATATCCAAATTCCTTTGCATATTTTCTTCTATTGTTAGACAAGAAATTTCTTTTATTTCTACAGGAATAGGTATTGCACTTTTAAAATGTTGTGCTATACCTTCGTAGTCTGATTCTACAAACTGCTCGCAAACTTCTTTGTCACTGAATGGATAGATTAGACGTAACCAACCAGTGTTTGGCTCTGGGCCTATGTAAGTAGGTAAAAATAATAATACACTAACAAAATAACTAATAACTGCTGTCACTTAAAACTCCCTTTTATAAATCCTTCTTCATCATAAGCATAAACTAAAGTTCTCCACTTCATTAAATGCTCTTGGTCTTTTCCATAAAATAAATCTAACCATGTAGCTGTATCTAAATAAGTGGCAATATATTTAAGATACCCCTGACGATTAAATAATTCCCTTTCTAATACTCTCTGTTCCTTTCCTGATGCCTTTCTAATAAGAGGCTTCAATTCTTTCACACGATCTTTATTATGTTTTTCCCATTCTTTAACTTTCTTTAATGACAAATAATGGTCATCATCTAAAGCTTTTACATCCTTATGGACATTCTTATATGTTGGTGGCTTTTTGGCGGCACGGGCCTTGGCCATCTTATCATCTTTTTTCAATTTTCCAAATACCTTCCCAACCTAATCCATAACTCACTTCATGGCCAGCCGGATTCCAATCTACAGGATAAAAAAGTACCTGTGGATGAGGTGGCCGTACCATAAAAGTCCCTTCTAACCATTTACCATTTATTCTCGCTAAAAATTCTTCACCTGATCCTACACACAGCATCATCCGTTTTTGTCCATTATTTGACTTCAATAATATATCTAAATTAACTTCCCTTAAACTCAGCGGATCTCTTATCATTCTGTACTTCTCCGATATTATTAATAATATTCTTACTCATCAGATACTCTACCAAATCATAATATCTACCAACCCGCTCGCCATCAATAATTACCTGTGGTAATCTCTTTACCTTCTCTCCGATATCCTTTGAAACTTTTTCTAAAGGCATATCACTATCATAAGCCTTCACTGAAAAAGTAATATTATTATTCTCTAATAGTTTTAAGATATCATAAGATATCTTTTCAAAATGATTATATAAATACACTTCAACTTTCATTATCTCACACAGGAATACGCCGAATATCTTGCTCCCCCTGCCTCTTTTGTTCTTTCTTCTTAGCTATCTCCTTGGATAACTTTCTTCCTACACTAGGCTTCAAATAACATTCTCGGCGCCTGACTTCATTCAAAATATCAGTTTTTTCTATACCTCGCTTGAAACGCCTAAACATCGAATCAAAACTTTCATCTCTAAATTTCTTTTTCACTTTCATAATATTTACCTCTACTATCAGTATACCATACTTATGCAATTATGTCAAGGTTATTCGTAATCTTTTGGCACCATTTCTTGGAATGGCATCTCATACATTATCCAACCACCTTCCTGTTTTTCTCCAGCTCGCTTATTCTTTTCCATCCTACCAAAAACAGTAACTCCTGATTGACCCTTCTTTCTAGCCTCGTTTAATGCCTTATCTAATTCCTCACTACTCACCAATTTATACATTCTGGGAGTTCCATTATCACCTCTAATCAAAAGGAAAATAAAATTATCCTGCTTTACATGGTATATGTATTGAATTTTCTCTGGTGGATCAGCTGTAGTGGCATAACCCAAAATGGATTGATATGTTTCAAACAGACTGAACCCCACAAATAATATCACTGG